ACCAGCTACTTTGAAGACGCTGACGACGAGGACTGGCAGCCGATGGATGTAATATCGGGGGTATAGCCACCGACATAGGGGTCAAAATGGATCAAAACGAATTCGATGAGCCGACAGAGAACGACAAAGAGCTGACGGCCTTTGTGGTTGACCATTGCGACCGCTGGCGCGACTACCGCAACACCAACTTTCTGGACGATTACCTCGAATTCGAAAGAATATTTCGTGGTGAATGGGCAGCAGAGGACAAAACACGCGACTCTGAGCGATCAAGAATCGTGACGCCTGCGACTCAGCAGGCAGTCGAGACCCGGCACGCGGAGATCATGGAAGCAATCTTCGGTCAGGGCGACTTTTTTGACATTGAAGACGACCTCAAAGACATCAACGGCAACCCGTTGGACGTGGAGATGCTCAAAGCGCAGCTCACAGAGGACTTCAAGCAAGACAAGATCAGAAAAGCGATTGATCAGATCGAATTGATGGCCGAAATCTACGGCACGGGCATTGGCGAGATCGTCGTGAAGACGGAAAAGGTGTTCGAACCTGCAACGCAGCCGATTCCTGGGCAAATGAACCAAGCGGCCATCGGTGTGGTGGAAAAAAGCCGGATTGCGGTCAAAATCATGCCCGTCAACCCGAAAAACTTCCTGTTTGACCCCAACGGCACGTCTGTAGACGACTGCATGGGCGTGGCCATTGAGAAGTATGTGGGCATCCACAAGATTGTCGAAGGCATTGAGAAGGGTATCTACCGTAAGGTGAACATCACCCCAACGTATGAGGACACCGATCTAGAGCCGACGCAGGAAATGAGCCAGTACCGCGACGAAAAGGTGCGTCTGCTGACGTACTACGGCCTGGTGCCCCGCGAATACCTGACGGACAAGGACGAAGAAGTTGAGGAGCTGTTTCCCGAAGACAGCGCAGCCGACGACTATTCGGACATGGTGGAGGCGATTGTCGTGATCGCCAACGACGGTCTGCTGCTCAAAGCAGAAGAAAACCCGTACATGATGAAGGACCGCCCGGTCATCAGCTACCAAGATGACACGGTGCCCAACCGCCTGCTGGGCCGTGGCACGGTGGAGAAGTCCTACAACATGCAAAAGGCGATTGACGCCCAGGTGCGCAGTCATTTGGACAGCTTGGCGCTGACAACCTCGCCCATGATGGGCATGGACGCCACCCGCCTGCCACGCGGCGCTCGGTTCGAGGTCAAGCCGGGCAAAGCGTTTATGGTCAACGGCAACCCTGCCGAGATTCTGTACCCGTTCAAGTTTGGCGAAACCAGTCTGAACAACCTGAACACGGCAAAAGAGTTTGAGCGCATGTTGTTGCAAGCCACTGGCACGCTGGACAGCCAAGGCATGGTGAGCCAAGGCAACCGCGACGGCGCGGGCATGAGCATGGCGGTCGCCACCATCATCAAGAAGTACAAGCGCACGCTGGTCAACTTCCAAGAGGATTTCCTGATCCCGTTCATCCAAAAGGCGGCGTTCAGGTACATGCAGTTTGACCCCGAGCGTTACCCAAGCGTGGACATGAAGTTCTTGCCAACGGCCACGCTGGGCATCATCGCCCGTGAGTACGAACAGCAGCAGTTCATTGGTCTCTTGCAGACGTTGGGTCCAAACACCCCGGTGCTGCCGCTGATCTTGAAGGGCATCTTGAACAACTCCAGCCTGACCAACCGCTATGAGCTGATGGCCGCGCTCGACCAGATGAGCCAGCCGGACCCACAAGCGGCGCAAATGCAGCAGGCCCAACAAGAGTTGGCCATGCAAGCGGCGCAAGCTCAAATCGCGGTCAACACGACGCAGGCCGAGCAGAACCGAGCAGAGGCGCAGAAGCTGATGACTGAGGCGCAACTCATGCCGCAGGAAGTCCAGGCCAAGGTGATCTCGGCAACAACGAAAAACCTGCCAACGGGCAACGAGTCGGCTGAGTTCGACAAACGGGTGAAGATTGCTGAATTGATGCTCAAAGAAGAAGACATCAAGAACAAAGGCAAGATCGTCGAGATGCAGATGGCTGACAAAGCCAATCAAAGCAAAAAAGACGAGGATTTCCTTAAAAGCATCATAGGCGACTGATGGACGCCAAGAAAATCCTGCTGTCTGGCGCATCAACCGAAGCAAAACTGGCGGCCATCGCCATTTTGCTCGGTAAAGAGCTGCCCGAAATCCGCGCAAAAGTCTATGAAGTCGAGAAGCTGCAAGGCCCACAGGGCGAGCGTGGCAAAGACGGCAAAGACGGCGTTGTGGGTAAGGACGGGGCCGACGGTCGTGACGGCAAAGATGGCCGTGACGGCAAGGACGGCGTTGATGGCGAAGACGGTGACACAGGCGTCTCTATCGTAGGCGCGAAGATCGACTTTGACGGCTCCTTGATCCTGACGTTTTCTGACGGCACTGTCGCCAACGTCGGCGAGGTGGTCGGTGAGCGCGGTGCTCCAGGTTTAACCGGAATTCAAGGTGCGACTGGTCCAACTGGACCGAAAGGCAACACCGGCCTAACAGGCCCAACAGGTCCCACGGGCGCTCAAGGTGCGACGGGAGCGACGGGTGCTACGGGTAGTCAAGGGCCACAAGGTGCTGTCGGCCCAACTGGGCCGCAAGGTATTCAGGGCATACAAGGTATACAGGGCGAGCAAGGTATTCAAGGCCCTACGGGTCCTACCGGGGCCACGGGCCTGACAGGTGCGACTGGCCCAACGGGGGCAACGGGCCTGACTGGACCTACGGGGGCTACAGGTACGACTGGCCCAACAGGCCCGACAGGCCCGACAGGCGCACAAGGGCAAGGCATTCAAATTAAAGGTGCAGTTGCTACTTTTGGTGATTTGCCATCATCCGGCAATACACCTGGCGACGCCTATATTGTTGAGTCCAACGGCAATCTCTACGTTTGGGACGGTTCGGCTTGGACCGATGCAGGTCAGTTGGTAGGACCGACGGGGCCAACAGGGTCTACGGGTCTGACGGGGGCTACTGGCCCAACGGGTCCGACAGGAGCTACTGGATCAACAGGTGCCACGGGCGCCATAGGCGCAACCGGGCCAACAGGTTTGACGGGCCCGACCGGACCACAAGGTAATATTGGGCCTACAGGCCCGCAAGGTATCCAAGGTATCCAAGGTATCCAGGGCATCCAAGGGCCGACCGGCCCAACAGGGGTTCAAGGGCCAACTGGACCGACAGGAGCCACAGGACCAACAGGCGCGGCTGGCGCAGGTTTGCTTAACCTTGATGGTGGTTTTCCGAACAGCGTGTACGGCGGCGTTAACCCAATAGATGCAGGTGGTGTGTAATGACAGTTCAGATTCAAATACGCAGAGGGGAAGCCGCAACATGGACCTCAGTTAACCCGTTGCTGGCAGAGGGTGAGCTTGGGGTTGAGCTTGACACTGACAAGTTCAAGATCGGCAACGGCACGGACAACTGGAACACGCTGCCCTACGCTACAGGGGTTCAAGGCCCAACAGGTCCCACTGGCCCCACTGGCCCCACAGGAGCTGCCTCCACCGTCGCGGGCCCAACCGGACCAACGGGCTTGACCGGACCGACAGGCCCAACAGGCGCAGATTCGACAGTCCCTGGGCCGACAGGGCCGACTGGCCTGACGGGTGCAACTGGGCCAACAGGACCAACAGGCGCTACGGGGCTGACGGGTGCTAGCGGACCAACTGGTCCAACCGGGGCTGTTGGCCCAACAGGCCCAACAGGAGCTACAGGTTTGACCGGGGCTACTGGACCTACGGGGGCTACGGGTCTTACGGGGGCCACTGGACCAACCGGGCCTACCGGAGCCACAGGTTTAACCGGACCCACCGGGCCAACTGGGGCCACAGGCTTGACTGGAGCAACAGGCCCGACAGGACCAACGGGGGCCACAGGCCTTACAGGCGACACTGGCCCGACAGGTCCAACTGGAGCCACAGGCTTAACCGGACCCACAGGCCCGACAGGTTTGACCGGACCCACGGGGCCGACAGGGGACACAGGTTTGACAGGGCCAACCGGCCCGACCGGACCCACAGGCCCAAGCATTACCGTTCAGGATGAAGGCTCAACACTGACAACAGCGTTGACCAGCTTGAACTTTACTGGTGATGGTGTTACCGCGACAAACACGGGCGGCGCTGTTACAGTGGCTGTTACTGGCGGTGGTGGCGGTACATCATCCCCTATTCCTAAATTACAATCTTGGTCAATTGGAGCAATGTAAATGGCACAGAACACAAACCCTATTTT